GTAGCGTTCATTTTCTTTTTGATATCCAAAAAATACCCGAACATCCTAATTCTTTTTATCAACAAGTAATACAAAAAACTCCTAATTATGCGATAGGTGACTTATTTGAATATAACTCAGAAGTACCGTCCTTGTTTGTAATAGAATTTTTATGGGCCGACGTCGAAACAATATTTGAAAATTTAGATCAAAATGTCTTACAATTTATTGTTAAACGTAGAATACCGATACTTTTTTATTTTCCAACTGAAGGATTTTGTATTAATGAAACAGGGTGGACTGATAATCTTAAAAAACAATTTAAAAAACATAATTTACAGAAAAATTTAAAATACTTTGTAACCGGAAATTTACTTAATAACACTATTGAAATTTTTGATAAAACATTTTCATTAAATTGTTTTGAACGTGTTCTTGAAACAGCATTATACAATAATCAATTACGAAAATTTAAAAAAATTAAAATTAATAAAAAATATGATTTTTTATCATATAACGCTAATCCCAGGCCGGGTCGAAATGCTCTTGCGTCAGAGATCATAAGACATGGTCTAAACAAAAATGCATTGTTTAGTTGGATCGGAAACCCTAATTGGAAATTTGACAAAAGTAACCAAGATTTAAGTTTGCAGTTTTTAACAGCACCTGGCCAAAAACATTATACTAGAATTTTTAAAAAAGGATTTACTCCTTATAAGTTAGATGTTGATGGCAAGACGAAAGACGGAGTTATTAATTCTATTAATGATGATCATTATTCTAACAGTTATTTTAGTTTGATATCCGAAACCGAAACAAGTGACCAATGTATTTTTATTACTGAAAAAACTTACAAAGCAATTTATGCAGGACACCCTTTTATAATTTGGGGAAATCCCGGTACATTAACGTATCTAAGAAGTATAGGATATAAGACATTTCCAACATTGTTTGACGAATCTTACGACAACGAGCTAGATCCAGTAAAACGACTAGAAATGATAATTTTACAAGTAAAAAAGTTTAAAAATTTAAATAATAACATAAAAAATATTTTAATTAACGCACAACACGATACACTTCGGCATAACTATAATAACTTTTTAAAACGTTGGAAATTGTCGTTTGATATTGATATACAATACATAATAATGGATATAAAGAATGATATTAAAAAAAATAAACATAGACTATGATATTAATATATTTTTAAATGCTGATTATAGTCAGCACTACGGAAGTTGTATTAGTTATCAAAAACATGAACAAGCAGATATACATGAAAATATATCTAAAGGATTTCCAAAAAGTTATCACGAAGAAAATACAGTGATACAACAACTATGGTACGATAATTCTAAATTGACTATACAGAATTAGGCGATCAACTAGGAATGGAAGTTATTACAGTAAGTAGTATTCTTCAGCCTCCGGGCAATGTAATTACAGTTCATAGAGACACTTTTTTTCAAATTAATAAAATGTATCCAGATGATACTCGTACAAAGGTACGTGCAAACATTTACCTTGAAGACTGGAAGGTAGGACATATTATACAATATAAAGATATTGATAAAGAATGGAAAAATAGTACACACTGGAGTGCAAGTGAAGGGTTTTTATGGGATAGTGATATATTGCATGTAAGTGGTAATATCGGTTTAGAACCTAAATTTACCTTACAAATTTCTGGTTTTTTACTTGACAAATAGATAAAAAGTTGTTATAATACAGGTATGTATGATATTATCTATATCGGTAAAAATACTGATCAGCAATATTTAGACCTAAAATTAAAATATCCAACAGCTAAGTTTTCTGAAGACGTTTCTAGTGCCAAAAAGAAATGTTTTACAAAGATGTTTTGGGTTGTTTGGCCTGACATTGATGTTTGTGATGACTTTAAGTTTGACTATAGTGCAGATGAATGGAGTCAAGACTACATCCACACATTTTTAAACGGCGACACTTATGATGGCGTAATACTTGTACCTAAACGTGCTGAAATAGCAGAACGTGAATTACGTCATAGATTCTTTGTAAACAAAAAAGAAGTAGACATAGTAGCAAGTACACCCAAGCCGTTTGACTTGTACTACGTAGACACTTGGAAAGACTACGAACACGCACTTGAGAATAGTTCAACGGAAATGTTTTGGGCAGTTTCGCACAATTTAAAATACAGTATGTCATACATAAACAATTTTTATTTTAGTCACCACAACAGCTACGACAGAAAGGAAAATCATGCATTTGTACATGATGTTGATGAACGGAAATTATACAACGGCGTATTCTTATGTTCGCGAAACAAGCCACTTAACAAGAAACAAATCGACTATAGATTTTTAGTAAATGCTAAACAGTGGGACGATGTAGTAAGCGGCCCTAGAAACTATGAAATATATGTAATTAACAATTATCAAGAATACTTAGACGTAATAGAACAGTGTCCTACAGAAATGTTTTGGATGATTCCGCCGCATGTATCAGTGCGTGATAACTTTGAGTTTGACTTGTACTTTAGTCATGATAATGAATATGACAGAAAAATAAATCATGTATTCAAAAATGGCGATTATTATGACGGGGTTGTGTTGTGTAGTAAACATGCACCTATTAGTGAAAGAGAATTCAAGTATAGATTTATCACTAACAAAAAAGAACACGAAGTAGTTGCAAGTGATCCTTTAAAATACGATAAAATTGTAGTAAACACATATGAAGAATTTTGCGAACTGCAAAAAACTGTTAGTACAGATTTCTTTTATGTAATACCTAGTGATGTAGATGTAGATTGGGACTTTGATTACCAAATACCTTATTACGAACGTGATAATATACATGTATTTAAAAATGGTGAGTACTATGACGGTGTATTCCTAATACATAAAGAAAATTTACTTGCACAACGTGAGTTTGATTATAGATTCTTTAGAAATAAAAAAGAAATTGATATTCTTGCTTCAGCACCAAAACCCTATGACAAAATCTATGTTGACAATTACGATGACTTAATTATGCAGCTATCTACTGTAAAAAGCAACTTTGTTTGGATAATACCCAATGATGTAGATATAGATTGGAACTTTGATTATCACATACCTTATTATGAACGTGACAACATACATGTATTTAAAAATGGTAAGTTTCACGATGGCGTATTCCTAATACACAAGGATAAGCCACTTGCGCAACGTGAGTTTGATTATAGATTCTTTGTAAACAAAAAAGAAATTGATATAACTGTTAGTACGCCTAAACTCTACGATATTGTATTCATTTCTTATAACGAGCCTAACGCAGATGATAACTATACTATGCTTACACAGCGTTTTCCAAGAGCTAAACGTATACATGGTGTAAAAGGCATCCATCAAGCACATATAGAAGCAGCAAGACTTTGTGACACTAACATGTTTTGGGTTGTTGACGGCGATGCACATGTACTAGATGATTTTACATTTGAACATCAAGTTCCTAAATGGCAAAGAGACCAAGTCTTTGTTTGGCGCAGTCGAAATCCTATTAACGATTTAGAATATGGATACGGCGGCATTAAACTGTTTCCAGTAAAGGAAACATTAAACATGGATATTACAAAGACTGATATGACAACTAGTATTAGTTCTAAGTTTAACGCTATGCGATCTGTAAGTAACATTACATCATTTAATACAGATGAATTTAGTACTTGGAAATCAGCCTTTAGAGAATGTTGTAAATTAGCAAGTAAAACAATACGAGGACAGGTAGATAATGAAACAGACGAAAGGCTCGAACAATGGTGCGAAACAGGACAAGACGCACTATATGGAAAATATGCTATACACGGTGCTTGCGCAGGCCGTGCTTTTGGCTATGATAATCGTAATAGCCCAGATATATTAAATTTAATTAACGACTTTGATTGGTTATATGAACAATTTTCAAAACATACCATTTGATGACATAACAAAGTTTGGACAAAAAACTTTGTTGGATACCGACTTGTTTACGGTGTCTTGGATTCTTGCGAGGTTTTGTAATTATAACTGCTCTTACTGTTGGCCTTACGCTCGCAGTAGTACTCCTGACCATCAAGCACTAGACGTATACAAATCTACATTAGACACAATCAAACAACAAGCTAGAGCAAACGGCTTTACAGACTTTCATTTTAGTTTTAGCGGCGGTGAGCCAACTGCTTATAAATACTTTGGGGAGCTTATAGAGCATTACTGTAGTGATACAGCACCTGAATACCAAAGTATACACATGACCACAAATTTATCACCAGGTAGTAAATGGTGGAACAGATGGTTAGAAGCAACAAGTACTTTACAGCGCAGAAGCATTACTGCTAGCTATCATGCAGAGTTTGCTAACGAGCAAGAGTTTGGAGACAAATGCTTGCAACTAATGAAAGGAGGAACTTATGTTACAATTAATCAAGTCATGGTTCCAGAAATGTTTGAAGAACTTTATCGACGTCTTGAACGATTTGCCTCCAGAGGTATTAACGTTACTCTCAAACCCCAATCCGACCCTACTGCTTCCTATGTTGTACATGGATACACAGCTGAACAAGTTGGAATCATGCAACAAGGATTCCCTCAACAAATCCCAGACGAATTTAAAAAAATAATACCTTTGTTACAGGTAGAATTACAAGACAAAGACGGTAACATTTATTACATAGACCAAGCAGAACGATTTAATGCATTTGGATTTAACAAGTTCGAAGGATGGGAATGTAATGCTGGCTATCAAGGATGCGTTATAAGAGAGAACGAAGTAAAGCGCAGCTACAGTTGCCACGATGAACCCTTAGGCACGTTAGACGGCGGATTTGAGCTGTTTAAGACACCACGTAAGTGCATTACTCCGAGTTGTGTAAGTAGTGCTGATAGCAAAATACCAAAGAGAAAAATATGAAAGTTGATATACAAGACGTGCTTTTTTGGATGGATGCTATTCGCAACAGTGATGACAAATACCGTACACTTGAAAGTTTCTGGAAAGGACAAGTTAATAGTAAGATATGGTTAGCTGAACAACTATATCCGTTGGTTTCTAAAAACCAACAAAATAACATAGTTATTTACGGCGGATGGAATGGTGTATTAGCAAGTATATTATTTAACAGCTATCTACCTTTAAAACACATCACAAGTGTTGATATTGATGAAGCTTGTCAAGAAACTGCATACACTGTTAATAAAAACTATGAAATAGCAGGAAGATTTGATGCAGTAACAGCAGATATGTGTACATACACAGAACCTGCTGACATCGTTATTAACACAAGTTGCGAACACATTACACAAGAACAATATGAGAAGTGGTTAGACATTCAACCAGACGATGCACTATTTGTAGTACAAAGCAATAACTATTTTGAACTAGACGAGCATATTCGTTGTTCAACTGATATAGACGATTTTATGCGCATGAGTGGTATTAAGCCTTACTGGCGAGGCGAGTTTAAAACACCTAAATATACTCGTTATATGATTATAGGAAAGAAAAAGAATGTTTAAATTTGAGCAGTTAAGGATTATACAATTGGAAATTACAAATCGATGTCAAGCATCGTGTCCTATGTGCTCGAGGAATTGTCAAGGTGAAATTGTTAATCCATTGTTAAAACTTAACGACTGGACGTTTAACGATTTTAAAGAAATAATAACTCCTGAAGTACTAAAAAACTTAGATATAATTTATTTTTGCGGAACGTATGGCGATCCGTTAATTAACAACGATTTGTTAAAAATGTGTGCATATGCAAAAGAAATTAATCCAGAATTGTCAATTGACATTCATACTAATGGAAGTTTAAGAAACAATTTGTGGTGGAAAGATCTTGCAACTAGTCTTCCAAAAAACCATAACGTAATTTTTGGAATAGATGGTTTAGAAGACACACATCACATTCACCGAATAGGAACTAGTTTTAAAAAAATAATATCAAATGCAGAGGCGTTTATAAAAGCAGGCGGCAATGCAGAATGGCATTACCTTATCTTTAAACATAACCAACATCAAGTTGATGAAGCAAAAATATTATCTCAAAAAATTGGATTTTCTAAATTTCAAAAAAAACAAAGTACAAGATTTCTTTTAGAGCCAAAGGCTCCAGTAAGAAATAAAAATAATAAAATTGATTACTTTATTGAACCAGCAGAATCTACAGAACTTAAATTTATTAACAAAGATGTAATTGACAATTGGAAAACTATAGTAAAAGAAACTAGTATAGATTGCAAGTCAGTTCATGCTAAAGAAGTATATATAGATGCACATATGGATTTATATCCGTGTTGTTGGCATGCAAATGTGCCTTATGATGTTATACCAAATGACTTGACATATGAAGTACGTACAGCAATACACAAACAACACTATGAAATGAAAGATCGTTTTGGAATTACATGCACTAAGGAACGATCGATTAAGGATATTATAAATTCTGTTGAATACCAAACCTTGTGGAATGAATACTGGACTACTAACAAATCTATTGTATGCGTTAGAAGTTGCGGAAAAAAAGTAAACTTTGCACAGACACATGACCAAGTACTTAGTGAAAGCGAATGATGTTTAATTTTAAAGATCTAAAAGACATACATTTAGAAATTACAAATCGCTGTCAAGCAAGTTGTCCTATGTGCAGTCGCAACATACACGGCGGCTTAGAAAATCCTCTTATCAAAAACAATGATTGGACTATAAACGATTTTAAACACATATTGCCTAGCAAAGTCCTTCGTCAGATTACTGGATTCTATTTTTGTGGAAATTTTGGTGATCCTATCATTAATAATGATCTAATAGAAATGTGTCAATATAGCACAGACACTAATCCTGACTTATATATTAGAATACACACCAACGGTGGCGCAAGGAACAAACAATGGTGGAAAGATCTTGCAAAGGCATTGCCGCCGTCGCATAATGTTATTTTTGCAATTGACGGATTAGCTGATACACATAGTTTATATCGTGTTGGTACTGACTTTAACAAAGTATTAGAAAATGCTAAAGCATTTATCAGTGCAGGAGGCATAGCAGAGTGGGCATTTATAAAGTTTAAACATAACGAACATCAATTAATTGCATGTGAATCACTGGCTAAAGAACACGGCTTTGCTAGATTTACATATAAAGACAGTGCTAGATTTGTTGCCACTGAACAGTTTCCGGTATATGATTCAGTTGGTAAAACAACAAGATATTTAGAACCGCCTACTGGAAGTAACATCAGTCTTATTACACAAGACGTAATTGACAATTATAAAGACATTGTAGATGCTAGTGAAATTGATTGCTATGTGAAACAAACAAAAGAAATCTATATAGATGCATATAAGAAAATTATGCCTTGTTGCTTCTTAGCAAGTATACCTTATAATTATGCTGCTACAAAT